AGTAATAATATTTGGAATAACATTTGAATTAACAGATGGAATAAGCCCGTTGCCGCCTAGGCTGTTACTAGTCATATTTGCCATTTGTCCTGAAAAAGCAGCATTGATATTATCATATGTACCAGCAGCAGGCCCAGTTATAATTGTAATAGGACCAGTAGCAGGCCCATATGTGCCATTTGCTGTAGCTGTCATATCATTGTAAATATTAGCCAAATTGGACAAATTCATTGAATTGAGTAGAGTAACCGTATTTGTAAAAGCAGATGTAACCACTATGCCAGCGGCAATACCCATGGAATCATTTATGGTAAGAGTGCCATTATCACCTGATCCTACCCCTAATGTACTGGTAATACTATTGGCAACTGCTGGCTCAACCGCAGTCTTTTGTGCATTTACCAATGGTAAACCAAAATTTGTTTGAACATTACTAACGGCATTAGCTAGTTGTGGCAAATTCATCGCTGAAATATTAGTAATTTGCTGTAGGGCAACTGATAATGCTTTATTTGCTAAAGCTTGGTCAGGAGGAATTATTTGACTTAATTTATCTAAGGCGGTCATGATAGTGTGTTTAACGCTATGGCTGGCAAATACTGTTGCATCGTGGAGTTAACGGTGCCAGTAGAATTTACATAGATGTTTTGCTTAACACCATTAGTTCCTGTAAATGTTAATGTTTGAAAACTTGTGGGAAATATTTTATATGGATTTAATAAATCAGCCATTGTATTAATATTGGCAGTTTTTACACCTAATATTTTTAATATTTGAGTAAGTGGCGTACCAATAATTTGAGTCATTGCATTATACATGGCTTTTTGATCGGCATCTGTTGCAGTAACAGAGGTTGATGCTAGATTAATTACAACATCCAAGCTAACACCTGCATTTGAAAAATATAATGCAACATCTGGAGTAACGCCCCCAACTGATGCTAATTGTTGCACTAGTGCTAGTGGTGTTCCTAGTTCGGCAAGATTGGCAAGATTAATTGTTCCACCTAAATTTGCTAGATCATTTCCCCACTGCTCAGTACATATGTTAACACTTGTTATACCACCACTGACCATATTGTCTGCATTTGTATAAGTTCCTCCTAAATAATTTTGACTATTAACCGCAGAATTAATAAAATTATTAGTAATGCCATTATATCCAACTAATGCCCCAAAACCTTGGCAGAATATACTTAAATCTTTATTACCACCATTGGGACCTTGTCCCATGTACGAGTAACCAGTACTTAGTAGTAAATTTGAAAATAAAGTATTAGTTGGATATACTATATTGCCGGTATGTGGCGGCATACTATCACCAAGCGCGGCACATGTATTTGCTCCCATAGTGTATAGTTCTGCAACAATTGGTCTTGCTAATTCAGGAACTATAGTAGCTGCAGCAATAGCTTCATTTAACGCTACCATGTATGGCAAACTATTAAATGTGTTTACACTAGATATAAATTGAGCATTAACACTTATGCCTTGATTTTGCAATAATCCAGAGGTAACAGTTAGCTGAAATGGTGTTAATAAACTAGGATCTTGCGCCATTATCCCATCCTAACATTAGGACTGGCAGTTACTCGTGAATGACCACAACTATCAACATCTGACGCACTTACTACCGCCTGCCCGCCTGCTCTGACAGATGACGACCGCGCGACTGTGCGAGCAGTATTATGTGGTTGCTTATGATTAGCATGTGGAGTAACACTAGCTCCATTAACTGCAATAGGCACGCCATTTACCCGTACGGAAGTAATACCACTCATTGGCTTGCCACCACATGAGTTTGGGTCTGTCATTCTAACAACTCCACCTGCCATATATTATCCTAAAATAAGTTTCTTGCTTGGTACATCAATTCCTGTAGTAACTTTGATGTATCGCTGTTTGACACCGTCTTCAGTTTCAGCAAACATTGCAATGTGCTTAGTATTTAGTGATACTTTTGCCCCTGGTGACGAGGTAAAAATGCCCTGCATTAATGCCGGTCCTTGTGGACTAGGTGCTACCGCCAATGGTTCTGTGATATAGATATAGTCTGCATCTGAACTTAGTACTTTTGTGACTATTTCTTCGCCTGATGCCATCTTAAATGTGTATACTTCGTTATCTTTAATTTCCATATTATCCTTTTAACTCTGTCCAAAATTCATCTGGCTTACTAGCCAATCCTTGATAGCCACCTTGAATTAATGTCGTGCCATTGAAAATTTGAGGTACGCTTCGTAACCCTTGTTCAACCAAATAGTCACGGGCTTCTGTAAGAACACCCACATTTACTGTGGTATATTCAATGCCTTTGCTTTCTAATAGTGCTTTTGCCATATCGCAGTATGGACATTCATCACGGGTATAGACTGTTAGTTTCATATTATTCCTTATAATGTTGTATTTTAGCACACTATTTAGTGGATTGCTAGTGTCACTTCACAATTATATAATAAATAAACTAAACGGAGATATACATGCCTATTAATTCATCACAATTAGCCTATTTTACAAATCTTAGCACTACCCAATTATCAGATATGGTTGCTCAGTCAGGGGCCCAACCTATTACCTTTATTTCAGCTAAATTTATGGAAGTGACTAATCCATCCCTGCCATCATACACTTTTACATATAATGTCTATATTAATGAAATAGATCATAATCTTGTATTGGTAACATACGATTCTGATGCTGATACCGTCACTGCTATTGTCGTTTAATATCGTACTTGACAATTAAATAAACTCACATTATAATTACTCCATAATAAACAATCTGGAGTAATAATGGGCGGTAACGTATTTGCTGACAAAACAGCACCAATTCTTAGGGAAAATATCCCTCCTACATTGAAGGCATACTTTGCCGAGTTGGAGCAGCTATTCCCACATCAAGTAATCTTTAGTATGTTTTATTTTGAATCACTTGGCTCTGTAGGCAAGAAGCCAATGTCTGGTGATATTGATTTAGGCATCAACAATCATTATATTTTTGATATACATACTGATAATTTACCAAATCAATTAAAATCGTGGAATCTTACCGTTCCCGAGTTTGAGGAAACATTTAATTTATTAAAGAGCCGAGCAAAAACAGCATCTGATGATCAGTTGCGTTTGAAGGCATTTTTACTAAATCTTGTTCGTTATATTAATCTACATGCTCCTAACATACATTGTGATGAAAAGAAAGTTACAGATAGTAGTATTTTTGGATACTATCCACAGAAAGACATAAATGGCAATGATACTGGCGAATGTGTTCAGATTGATTGGATGATTGGCGATTTAGATTGGTTACGGTTCAGTTACTATTCAGCAGCTTATCCAGATGATTCTAATGTAAAAGGACTACATCGTACACAGCTAATGTTGTCCGCATTCCAAGTTGCCAACTTATCATTTAGTCATGGCATTGGTGTTAAAGATAAAACTACTAAAGAATGGTTAGCAAGAAATCCAGTGCAAGCATTAAACATTCTCAATGAACGATTGGGTACTACACTTACTACAGACATTGTGGCAGATTATTATGTTCTTGGTGAAACTCTGGCTAAACAATTAGATTCTGAAAAGTACAGTAGGATGCTTGATACATATTTCAAGATTTTAGATTCTACTAGAGCAGACATTCCTGATAACTTACAAGAGGAATGGATTGGCCGTAAGGATCGTTTAGTATTAACAGGAAAATTTTTACCAGAATATTCTAAATTAAAGGTACTATTATGACCACAATGTGGAGTCATCTGCCAAACGCACGATATATTAGTCGTATTTTAACCCATGCATGTTCTAATCCTGATCAATGGGCTATAGCTGATAGGAAGACTTTGGTAGCAGCTTGGGATACAGGTTGGGATGCGACTAGATCTGTCCCCAGGGATGCGGCTTGGAATACGATTGCACAGGCTACTAGAGAGGTGGCTTGGAATGCAGCTAGGCATGTGATTGCAGGACATTCGGCTAGAAAGCCTGGTGGTGATGCAATGATAGCATTAATAGCGTGGGATGAAGCAGGCAATTATTTAACCTTATCAGTAGATCAAGTAAAGATGTTGGCAGCACTAGGAGATCATAAAGCAATGTTACTATTACCAGCAGTTATGGTATTTGAAAAATCAAAGGAATTAGTATGAGCGGAGTAGCAGGAGCAGAAAGAGTCAGAAGTCGTGAAGACTATGACCAATTTACAAGAAGTTTTTCGGAACTCACTTACCAGTTTTGTAAAAATAGTTTATTGTATTCCACTGGCAGTTATGTGTCATCTCAGGATAAACAAACATTTGGCGATATAGATTTAGTGACATATATTCCCACCGTGCTTACTAAGGCAACACTTAAAAAATCACTAGTTGAATTTTTCCATAGTCAACCTGAAGATATCATTGTACCATTTAGTAATCCCAAATATTTAGGCCGGCGTACATACAATTCAGGTGAGATTGTAACTGTAAGATACTATGACAGTAAGTTAGGATATTCAGTACAGATTGATAATATTATTGCCCGAAATCATGCGGAAGCTAATTTTAAAACAAAATTTTTAAATATGCCGGCATCAATACAAGGATTAGTTTTAGGATTAGTCAAAGTTGTTCTATTAGAAAATCCTGCTACTGAACTATTTGACAGACTTGGGATTGCTAATCCAGGAGTGTTAGGCCCAGACCAAGAATACGAATTTAATTTATCTAGCAGTGAACTACAGCTAAGACGAGTACAATACGAGCCGGGAACATATAAACAAGCTAGTAGGGAAATATTATGGACTTCTACAGTATTTCTTCATGTCCATTGGTTGTTGGGAATGACGAGTTTTGATTATAAGTTCGTTGAACTAGTTTCAAAAATCAATAATACAATTAAAAATCCGCGCAGTAAAGAACGAATTAAAGGTTTGTTTGCGTCTATGATTTCAGTTAAGTCTGGCGAAGTAGGCACAGAGAAAGGTGCTGAAAAAGAAAAGTCGTTAGCATTAGTTGAAAAAATATTAATATAGTAAATACAGTTACAGTATTACATTTTTGTTACAAAGGAAAAATCATGAAACAAAATAAATTAGTTGCTAAGTTATACCAAGCCTGTATTGCCCACGACAATGAAAAAATTGCGGAACTTCGTAAAGAAGAATTCCGCAAGATTGTCAAACATAAAGCTGAAGGCAAATCTTTCAGCGCAAAGTGGACTACAGTTCGTATTTAAAGACTGGGCAACTCGTCGTAATCTAGAGTATCTCCCATAACACCAATTACATAATTTGTACTTTCATTTTCTTGTAAGGCAGTTTGTTTGTTACTTACATTAACATGTTTGTTAAACCACGGAATTGGCGTTGTTCTTGGAGCTGGGCTTTGATATTTGATACCGATTTCCTTTAATGCTCCTACGGCAGTAAAGTCAACAAATTCTTTAAGAATATTAGCGTTAAGCCCAATGACCGGACCTTTGTTGAACAAATAGTCGGCCCACTGTTTTTCTTCATTGATAACATCCTGATATATTTGATATACTTCGGCTTCACATTCACCTTTAATACTGGCAAATCTAGAATCTTCCTTAACAACTTGATTGATAATCCAAGCTGTCCATTCCTTATGTAAGATTTCGTCTTGTAAAATTAAGCCGATAATATTACCGTTGCCAATAAAGATACGATTCTCAACCATTGCCAAACTTGTGGCAAACGATACCATAAAACGGAATGCTTCAAGTGCATAGCTAGCATGTAATGCTAACCAAATTGCTTTAATATAATCTCTTTCCGATAACCCACTAATTCCTAATTCTTTAATGCAATTTAGATGATGCAACTCATCGTAATATTTTCCAATGCTGCTGGCCATACTAATAATTTCCTGGGTATCGTGTATTGTGTTAAACACATCTTTGGGAATATTATAGATATTGCGAATAATATGACTATATGAACGACTATGAATATTTGTTTCAAAAAATCCCCAGTTATACATCAGTGCTTCAAGTTCTGGAATTGAACAAACAGGAGTAAACACTTGAGTAGGGCCACGTCCTTGTAAACTATCCAATGCCGTTTGACGCAACAAGTTACTGGTAAAAATATGCTTAACTGTATCGCTTGCGTCTTTGAAATCTCCTGCATCTTTGGTCAATGAAATTTCTTCTGGTTGCCAAAAAAAGCCTCTGGCAGTTGCATCAAACTTTGTTAGTTTATTATATTTTACTTCTTCGAAACGTTGTATTGTTACTGGTCCTGCTGGATCTAAAAACATTTTACGACTAAGATAATCTGTCTTGGTACTTAAATTATATTGTTCTTTGCTCATATTTTTCTTTATTAATTAAATCTACTATATCGGTTAAAGCCTCATTGCTAATTACTAAACCGAAATTATCGTCTGGCAATCTTGAAAATTTTAGGATTACATTCTTAATTGTTCCTTTATCATCCCAACTAAAATTTATTTCTTTGCCAGTTAGTGTTTGGTTAAGTTCTGCTTTCATGTTGTTTCCTTATAGTTTACATGCTACAATTTACAGGATTCGCATGATTCTTCATCATCAAAATCAATCTGTTCAAGTGGCATATCTGGTGGTGCGTCTGTTTTAGACTTTGATCCTTGTTTGTTAATCAAACTATAGTATAATGTTTTCAATCCCCAATAATGAGCCAACATTAAATTTTTAGCAATTAAGGTAGCTGGAACTTTACGACCTGCATAGTGTGCTGGATTATATGGAGTATTTGTTGAAAGACTTTGATCAGCATACGCACCGATAACCGCAGCTGTTTTTAAATAGCCAGCACAGTCTTTTTGATCCCACATTAACTGATACTTAGTTTTAAGTCTGTTGTACTCAGGCACTACTTGAATCAAACTTCCAGCTTTACTTTCCTTAACAGTGATCAAACTCATTGGCATTTCAATGCCATTGGTACTGTTGATAACAACGGAACTACTTTCAACAGGAGCCACTGCCATTAGCGTAGCGTTACGCACACCATATTGTTTCATGTTAGCACGGAGTGTTTCCCAGTCTAGCTCAGGAGTGAAATCTGTTAAATCATTAACACCCTTAGCACGAAGTTCCCATGGGAATACACCTTGTCCATATCGTGTCTTGCTACTATGTGTACATGCACCACGCTCTTTGGCTAGTTCAACAGTAGCTTCTGTTAGATAAAATGCTTGGTGTTCCATCCATGTTTTAACTTCTTGTAACGCATCGGCTTCACCGTATTTCAATCCACGTTTAGCATGCCAGTATGCAAGATTAGTAATACCAATACCTAGCGGCTGTATCTCGTCATTGCTTAGTTTACTTTGTATGCTTAGGAAATCTTGATAGTCAAGAATGTTACATAGACTACGCTGTAGTATGCGAGCAGCACGGCGCATATCTTCTGGATTACGGAAAGCACCCCAGTTAAGACTACCAAGAGTACAAAGAGCGATTCGGCCTTTATCATCATCTAATCTAGCAAATGATAAAGTTGGTAATAAAATCTCCATACAAAGATTGCTTTGATATATGGTATGAAATTCAGGATCAAATGGTCCTTGATTCTGAACATTGTCAGTGAACATAAGATAGATACGACCGGTATCTGTGCGTTCTTTTAATATGCCGCCCTTAAATACATCTTCAGCAGCCATAGTTTTAGTTCTTAACCCTTTCTTCTTTTCATACTTGACATAAAGTTCTTCAAACTTAGCAGTATTGCTGTAGAAAGCTTCATATAAATCAGGCACTTCATTTGGATCAAAGAAGGTTATATTTTCTTTGTTCTTAAATCGTCTCCAGAAAAATGCTGATAATACAACACCGTAATCCATGAAGCGCACACGAGTTTCGTCAGTACCTTGATTATTTTTAAGTACAATAAGATCATCAAACTGGTAATGCCATATAGGATAGAAAACTGTAGCACTTGCATTTCTAATACCGCCTTGACTACAACTACGCAGATCGCCAAACCATTTCTTTAAAAATGGAATCATACCTGTATGAGTAACTTCGCCGCCTCGGATAGGTGCGCCTAGCGGACGTAATCTTCCAATTTCAAGACCTATGCCGGCACGTTTGGCGGCATATTTGGCCATCATTTCCCCAGACGCAAAAATGCTGTCGAGGTTATCATCGCTACGGATAAGAACGCAAGATGAGAATTGTTTTGTAGGAGTGCCCAGACCAGCGAGCACAGGAGTAGCAAGAGTAAAGAGACCGTCTGATGCGGCATTGTAGTATTCCTTGATATAACGAATGCGAGCTGTGTTGGGCTCTTCTTTGTGAAATACTGTTGCTGCTGCAACCATGTAACGTAC